AGCGTTTGTTGCAAGATTGTTGCAAACAGGCTGAACAGGACGAGATTGATCGTGGCGATCGTGATCACTTTGATGGGAATTGGGCGAATCAAGATGGTGCTTAACGCTGCACATGCGACGAAAGCCCCTAACCAGCGGCTTCCAACAAGATTTACACCCCAATAGAGAAAGACGTCCGTTGACCATAGAAACAACCAATATCCGATGGAGACACAAATAGTAACGAGTGTGATTACCGCGATGGCTCGGGTTCGTTTATCGTGCACAAAAGCCTCCTGGCGGCTTGCAGCCATAGTTAGAAAAGGCACATCCGGTGACGGATGCGCCTTTTCTAATTACCTGTTGTTTCTGAAGCAGTCACTGCACATGACCGGACGGTCGGTGCGGGGCTGGAAGGGAACCTGGCAGGCCTTGCCGCATTCCGAGCAAACTGCGTCATACATCTGGCGCGGCGCTCCGTCACGGTAGCCGCCATCGCGGGAACCGCCTCTGGGTGCGCCCTTACGAGCGACACGGCAGGATTTGCAGCGCTGCGGTTCGTTCGTAAAGCCTTTTTCGGCGAAAAATTCTTGCTCGTTGGCAGTAAAGGTGAATTCTTGTCCGCAATCTTTGCAGACGATGGTCTTGTCGTTGTACATCTATTACCTCATATAAAATATTGTGCAGGCTGATTAACACCACACAAATGTCAATTTAACGCATTCGTTACAAGATGTCAATCATTTTACTGTATGGAGGAATGGCATGAATCCACTCAGATCCTTATTCCGCTCCCGCGATAAGCCGAAAGACTCGCTCAACGGCAGCCGCTACAGTTTCTTCTTTGGCGGAACGTCGAGCGGGAAGCCGGTGAACGAAACGACCGCCATGCAGAGGACGGCGGTGTACTCCTGCGTGAGAATCCTTTCTGAAACCGTTGCAGGTCTGCCACTGAATGTCTATCGATATAACGGCAGCGGCGGCAAAGAGAAGGCGTTCAAGCATCCGCTCTACCGGCTGCTGCACGACGAGCCGAACCCCGAGATGACAAGCTTTGCGTTTCGGGAAACGCTCATGAGCCACCTGCTTTTGTGGGGCAACGCCTACGCGCAGATCATCCGAAACGCCAGAGGCGAAGTGATCGCGCTCTACCCGCTCATGCCGAACAAAATGAAAGTCGACCGTGATCAAAACGGCCGGCTTTTTTATTTGTATCAGCGCGGGTCGGAGGATCCCAACACGCTCGGTTCGGATAGCCGCGTCTACCTTGCGTCAACGGACGTGCTGCACATCCCGGGACTCGGGTTCGACGGCCTGATCGGCTACAGTCCGATCGCCATGGCGAAGAACGCAATCGGACTTGCAATCGCGACGGAGGAGTACGGCGCGAAGTTCTTTGCCAACGGCGCGGCTCCCGCGGGGGTATTAGAGCATCCCGGCACGATCAAGGATCCGATACGGGTCAAGGAAAGCTGGAACGCGGCATATCAGGGCAGCGCAAACGCGCACAAAATCGCCGTACTTGAAGAGGGCATGAAGTACACGGCGATCGGCATTGCGCCGGAGCAGGCACAGTTTCTGGAGACGCGGAAATTCCAGATCAATGAGATCGCGCGCATCTTTCGTGTGCCGCCGCACATGCTGGCCGACTTGGAGAAATCGTCGTTCAGCAATATCGAGCAACAGTCGCTGGAGTTCGTGAAGTACACCCTTGATCCCTGGGTCGTTCGCTGGGAACAGAGCATGTGCCGGGTGCTGTTCAGCGAGAGCGAGAAACCGGATTACTTCATTCGGTTCAATGTCGATGGCCTCTTGCGCGGCGACTATGCCTCGCGCATGAGCGGTTACGCCACCGCGCGCCAGAACGGATGGATGAGCGCGAACGACATCCGCGAACTGGAAAACCTCGATCGTATCGCGCCGGAGCTCGGCGGGGACTTGTATCTCATTAACGGAGCCATGATGCTCCTTGCTGCCCCTCAAAACCGGGCGGTTGTGGTTGGAGTGGAACCAGCAAAAAGCAGCACCGCTGTGAAAAAGCTTCGCAAGAACGAGAAGCAAAAAACGAACAGACAGGAGGATTCTTCTTGAACCGACAAAAATTTTGGAATTGGGTGCGAAATGAAGATGGCACCCGCATCTTAACCATCGACGGTGTGATCGCCGAAGAGAGCTGGCTTGACGATGACGTTACGCCGAAACTTTTCAGGGAACAGCTGAACGCCGGCACGGGCGACGTCGTGATTTGGGTCAATAGTCCAGGTGGCGATTGCGTCGCCGCGAGCCAGATCTACACCATGTTAATGGAGTATAAAGGTCGCGTCACCGTCAAAGTAGACGGCATTGCGGCAAGCGCCGCGTCGGTCATCGCCATGGCAGGGACTGAGGTGCTCATGGCACCGACGAGCCTGATGTTCGTCCATAATCCGCTGACGGTAGCCATCGGCGACACAGAGGAAATGCAGAAGGCGATCGCCATGCTGGATGAGGTGAAAGAGAGCATTATCAATGCTTATGAATTGAAAACAGGTCTGTCCCGGGCGAAAATCGCTCATTTCATGGACGCTGAAACGTGGATGAACGCGCAAAAAGCGATCGAGCTCGGCTTTGCGGACGGTATCCTGACGCGCGAAACGGGCGTGCCGGACGGCATGACGATCAACAGCTACCAGTTCAGTCGTAGAGCGGTGACGAACTCGCTGCTCAACAAGTTGGGGCATATGCAGGCGGCAAAACAATCTGCAGCGGAAAAACCGCCTATTGAAACACCTGCAGAACCGAAATTTCCCGCTGAGCCGCTGTTGCAGCGGCTTAATCTTTTGAAAAAATAATGGAGGAAATTACATGAACCAGATTCAAGAACTCCGCGAAAAACGCGCAAAGGCGTGGGATGCGGCAAAAGCATTTCTCGACACCAAGCGCGGCACGGACGGCCTGCTCGCTGCAGAGGACGTCGCGACTTACGAGAAAATGGAAACCGACGTCGTGAACCTCGGCAAGGAGATCGACCGGTTGGAGCGACAGACAGCGCTGGATGCGGAACTCAATAAACCCACCGCGGATCCGCTGACCAGCAAGCCGGCGCAGGCAGCCGTTGACCAGAAAACGGGCCGCGCGTCCGACGCTTACAAAAAGGCGTTCTGGAACGCGATCCGCTCCAAGAATCCGAGGCCCGAGATCCTGAACTCCCTGCTGGAAGGCACCGACAGCGAGGGCGGCTATCTCGTCCCGGACGAGTTCGAACGTACGCTGGTGCAAAAGCTGACGGCTGCGAATGTGCTGCGTCCGCTCTGCCATGTGATCCAGACCGGCTACGGCGATCGGAAGATTCCGGTGGTCGCATCGAAGGGCACCGCAGACTGGGTCGACGAAGAAGGCACCTATCCGCTCTCGGACGATTCCTTCTCGCAGGTCGTCCTCGGCGCGTATAAGCTCGCGACAATGATTAAGGTTTCCGAAGAACTGCTGTCGGACAGCATCTTTGACATCGAGGGTTATGTGTCCGAGCAGTTCGGCAAGCGTATCGGCGACAAGGAAGAGGACGCGTTCCTCACCGGCAACGGTGTGAGTAAGCCCATCGGTATTCTCCACACGACCGGCGGCGCTGAAGTCGGCGTCACCACGGCGGGTGCTTCGGCGATCACGGGTGACGAGCTGATCGACCTCGTATACTCGCTCCGCGCACCCTACCGCAAGAGCGCGGTGTTCGTGCTCAACGACACGACCGTGAAGCTGCTGCGCAAACTCAAGGATGGCGACGGTCAGTATCTATGGCGCCCGGGCATCACGGAAAACGCGCCGGATACCATCCTCGGTCACCGTATCGTCACCAGCGAGTTCATGCCGGGCGTCAGCGCGGCCAACAAGTCCATCGCGTTCGGCGACTTCTCCTACTACTGGATCGCCGACCGTCAGGGTCGCACGTTCAAACGCCTGAATGAGCTGTACGCCACCACCGGCCAGATCGGCTTCCTCGCTTCTCAGCGGCTTGACGGCAAGCTGATTCTGCCGGAAGCGATCAAAGTACTGCAGCAGAAGGCGTAACGGAGGAACTTTATGGAAATCATTGAGACTCCGGCGGGGGACGTGACCCGCAACTGCAAGAACTACCTCACCGACGGTGGGGATCGGCTGGTGATTGGCGGTACTCTGGAGGTTTTGGATACCGCCACCGTCACCGGTTTGCAATCAGGATATGCATCGACGGATCAGGCCGGCAGCGTCTATCAGTCTTCAAATCAGGCGGAAAGTGCCGCAACGACCATCGCCGATCTCAAGAGCGATTTCAACGCCCTTCTCCTTAAGCTGAAGGACGCCGGAATCATGGCCGCGGATGAAGTGGGTTCGTCCTGAAGATGATCACGCTACTGGATAAAGTCAAGGCGAACCTGATCCTCGAACATGACGCCGATGATGAACTGCTCCAGCGGCTGATCGATGCCGCCGTCGCATATGCGGAGAGCTACCAGCATCTGACTGCCGGAACCTACGAAGCAGCGGCTATGCCGCCGACGACCGAGCAGGCTGTGATCATGCTCGCTTCCCATCTCTACGAGAGTCGGGATGGTAGCACGGGCGGATTCTTCGCGGACAATGTGCAGGCGGGTCAGCAGACGTGGGCTGTTGTAAACACACTTTTGCGTTTAGATCGGGATTGGAAAATATAACATGAGCTTCGGTAAAATGAGCACGTTTATTTCCATTGCGGAAGTGGTGGTTACCAAGGACGCTGAAGGGTTCGCGACAAAGACGGATAATATTCTCGCTTCCGTCCACGTCTATCGGGAAGGGCGGCATGGTTCTCAGAAATGGGTCAACCGTGCCGCCTTTTCAGAGGCAACAGATCTGTTCAGGCTTCGCGTCATCCCTGGCCTGACTGTAACCACAGCGCATGTGATCCTTTGCGGGGATGATCGTTTCGAAATCACATCCGTCGAGGATGTGAAGGGCAGAAAGATGTATCTGGAGGTTTTGGGGAAAAGGGTGATGGCGGATGGGTAAGGTGAAAATCGAAATGCCCACACAATGGCTTGACACGATCGCAGGTATGGGAAATGCGCTCGACGCGGCGATCCCCAGAGCGCTGGAGGCAGGCGGCAAGGTCGTGCTGGACAGGATGAAATCGAACCTGCGCGCGGCGATCGGGCGCGGCACGAAGGTCAAATCGCGTTCGACCGGCAAACTCGCCGCGGCGCTCGGCGTGTCTCCCGCTAGGCTGGATCGCGACAATAACCTCGACGTAAAAGTTGGTTTTGATGAAAATCGCGGCGATTTGAGCAACGCAATGCTCGCGAACTTGCTTGAATACGGAAAGCACGGCCAGCCTCCGAAGCCGTTTCTGAAGCAGACGAAATCGTCGAGCCGGAAACCGTGCATTGATGAGATGCAGCGCGTATTAAAAGAGGAGCTAAATTTGCCATGAGCATGCTGGAAGAACTGAATACGATCGTGGCGAGTGCCGGACTTCCCGTGGAAACCGGCGTTTTCTCTAAGGCTGCACCGGATGCGTATGTCGTGATTACACCGATCTCGGAGCATTTCGAGCTATTTGCGGACAATGCGCCGGGCATGAACATCGAAGAAGCACGGCTGTCGCTGTTTTCGAAGGGCAACTATGGTCCCCAAAAGGATCTGCTCGTGCGCATGCTTCTATCGGCAGGGTTTCTGGTGACGGAACGGCGGTATGGCGGATATGAACAGGAGACGGGTTATCACCTTTATTCCTTAGATGTAGCGCACGAATACGAACAGGAGGAACTGTAAATGGCAACCATCGGGTTGGACAGACTATTTTACGCAAAGATCACCGAGGGTACGAACGGCGACGAAACATACGCTACGCCCGTGTCGCTCGCCAAGGCGATGTCTGCAGAATTGAAGATCGATATCAATGAAGCGACACTCTACGCCGACGATGGTGCAGCTGAGGTCGTTAAGGAGTTTAAGAGTGGCACGCTCACGCTGGGCATTGACAACATCGGTGCGGCGGTCGCAAGCGATCTCACCGGTTCGCAGATCGACGACAACAAGGTGCTGGTGTCCCAGAGCGAGAATGGCGGCCAGCCGGTCGCGATCGGATTCCGCGCAAAGAAGAGCAACGGCAAATATCGCTTGTTCTGGCTTTATCGCGTTGTGTTCGGCATTCCCACGACGAACCTGCAGACCAAAGGCGACAACATTACGTTTTCGACCCCGTCGATTGAGGGGACGATCATCCGGCGCAACAAGCTGGACGGTCAGGGCAAGCATCCGTGGAAGTGCGAAGTCAACGAGGATGATACCAGCGTACCGGCAGCGACGATCTCGGGTTGGTATACGCAGGTCTACGAGCCGACGTTCACGGCGGAGGGTTAAGCATATGGAAAACGATAGAGCCGCAATGATCCAGATCGGCAATCGCGAGTATGAAATGCTCCTGACCACTCGCGCGACCAAGGAGATAGCCAAGCGCTATGGCGGGCTGGAGCACCTCGGCGACAAGCTCATGAAAGCGGAAAACTTTGAGCTGGCGCTGGACGAGGTGGTTTGGCTGATCACGCTGCTGGCCAATCAGAGCACGCTGGTGCATAACCTTCTTGAACCGGACGATAAACGTGAATTGTTGACGGAAGAAGCGGTAGAGCTGCTCACCACGCCGCTGGATCTGTCCGGCTACAAAGTCGCGATCATGGAGGCGATGGTCAAGGGGACTGCGCGCTATGTCGAGAGCGAAGAGGAACCCTCAAAAAACGCACCGGTCGGGCAAGCGACGATGAGCTGTTTGCCCGACTGATCTTCTATGGGGTGACCCTTCTGGGACGACCGGAGCGCGAGGTCTGGCTCATGCCGCTTGGCGCACTGTTAGACCAGTGGGAGGTATACCGGCAGTATCAGGGGATTGCTTCTGCGAAAACAGAACATTCTATCGAAGAAGTCGTGCCATCGTTCCTATAGAAACAGCTTGCTTGAGCATGTTGATACAAACATACGATTTTGCTTCCGATTGTATCCACTCAACGTATATGGTAAACTTGCTCTATCTTACTATACGACGTTCATAAAAAGGAATAGGAGAACGAAATGAAGCGTTTACGAAATACGTTTATGGATTTAGCGATTCGTATGATCGGATTTGGGCTGCTCATTGGCATCGTTTTTCCGTTTTTCATGATCCTGCTTGGAGTGCCAAAAACAATCGCGTTCAGCGGTTTGTTTCTTGCATGCTGCGTTGCCGCAGGTGTGCTCGTCGGTTTCGTGAACATCCTGATTTCTCGCGTTACGGTGAAGAACAAGTTAACTGTACTGACGACGAAAATGCGGGATGTGAAGGATTCAATCATATTGGTTTCCGAAAACGGCAGGATCGACGAATGCAGTGCAGAGCATTGCAGCATTCCTGTCGATACGGATGATGAATTCGGACAGAGTGCGCAGGCTTTCAATGAGCTGATCGAATCGTTTGAAAACTCGATTCGCATGCTCGATGAAATTAAAACATACACGGCCGCCTTTTCCAGTCAGTTGGACTTACACGCGCTCGCAGAATACGCAATGGATCGCGTGATGGGTGGTACAGGAGCAGATGCTGGCGCAGTTTTGATTGAAAACGAAGGTGAGATTGTCGTACTGCATTCCTTCGGCATTCAAGATGCGAAGGAAACAGCGACAGATCCTCATGTTTTAAGGGCTTTTTCAAAAGGCGAAACCATTACCATCAAGTATCCTGCAGAGATTATTGTGGAAAGCACACTGACGCGATTTCATCCAAATGAAGTCATTATAGAGCCGGTGAAGTTCAAGAGTGTTCCTCTGGCAGTAATCCTGTTGGCAAAGGCCTCGCCTTTCTGTGCAGAGAATCTGAAACAGCTGGCCATTTTCACACAGAGCCTCGCCATTGCGCTGCATAACGCGCTGGAGCATGAGCAGCTGCAGAAACTCGCGGCGCTTGATCCGTTGACGGGTATTTTGAATCGTCGATTTGGCATGATCCGACTGCGCGAGGAATACTCCCGGTCTGTGCGGCGAAGCGTGCCGCTTGCTGTGCTGATGTTTGATATCGATCATTTCAAGCAAGTGAATGATACATATGGCCATGTTGTCGGAGACCGGGTTTTGAAGAATATCACGAACTCGATTCGTCAAGGCATTCGGGAAGGCGACATTTTATTGCGCTATGGCGGAGAGGAGTTCATGGTCATACTACCTGGCGCATCAAAGAACGATGCATTTACGATTGCGGAACGTGTACGTCATATCGTTCGGGAAAGCAAGACAACATTTGGAGAGAACCAGATTAGTGTAACTATCAGTGTCGGCCTTGATTCCATGCCGGAAACCACGATCAGCGACGAACAGGAGTTGATTACGAACGCCGACGAAGCGCTATACCGTTCGAAGAACTCGGGTAGGGATAAAGTTACGATCCATTAAATCTAAAATTCTGATTGTTCTTTCATGAAAACGACCTTCGGGTCGTTTTTTTGCGCCATATTATAGGGAGGTGGTCCTTTGGCAAGCGATTTCGGCTTGAAGATCGGAATTGAGGGCGAACAAGCCTTCCGAAAATCGCTCTCCGAGATCAACCAGTCGTTTAAGGTGCTCGGAAGCGAGATGAACCTCGTCACCTCCCAATTCGATAAGCAAGACAAATCGGTCAGCGCGCTGACCGCCCGAAACCAAGTCCTACGAAAAGAGATCGACGCTCAAAAAGACAAGGTAGAAACTCTCGAAGCCGCGTTGCAGAATGCGGCTTCTTCTTTTGGGGAGAATGATAAACGCACCCAGGCTTGGCAGGTCCAGCTCAACAACGCCAACGCCGCGCTCAACGGTATGGAGCGCGAGCTCGGCGCAAATGAAACTGCGCTTGAAAGTTCCGCTAACGGCCTTGATTCTGCGGGGAAGCAGGCAGACGAATTCGGCAACGAGATCAAGCAGTCCGCCGATCAAGCCGACGATGCGGGAGGGCGTTTCGACAAGTTTGGCTCGGTCGTCAAAGGGATCGGCTTTGCGCTCGGCGCGGCAATGGTAGCAATTGGTACGGCGGCGGTTGCGGCAGGCAAAGCGCTGGTCGATATGACGATCAACACCGCGGCATATGCGGATGAAATGCTCACACAAAGCTCCATCACTGGGATGAGCGTGGAACGGTTACAGGCATATTCGTATGCCGCCGACCTAGTAGATGTGTCCTTAGAGACCATGACCGCCTCCATGGCGAAGAACGTGAAATCTATGTCTAACGCTGCGGACGGAAGCAACGACTTTTCGAAGGCATACGATCGCCTCGGCGTATCGGTGACCAACGCGGACGGGACGCTTCGAAACAGCGAAGACGTTTACTGGGATTCCATCGACGCGCTCGGTCAGGTGGCGAACGAAACAGAGCGCGACGCGCTTGCCATGCAACTCTTTGGAAAAAGCGCGCAAGATCTGAATCCACTCATCGCGCAGGGCAGCGAGGGCATTGCGGCTTTGACCGATGAAGCGAAGCGCATGGGCGCGGTACTAAGCGAGGACACGATCGCGAAATTCGGCGCGTTCGATGATTCCGTACAGCGCTTAAAACAAGGCTCGGAGGCGGCTCAGCGGGTCATGGGCACGGTACTACTCCCGCAGCTGCAGACGCTTGCGGATGACGGCGTTTCGCTTCTCGGCGACTTCACATCCGGCCTTGCGGAGGCGGGCGGCGATTTTGACAAGATTACCGTCGTGCTCGGTGATACGGTCGGCGGAATCGCGAATATGCTCCTCGGCAGTCTGCCGCAATTTGTGCAGGTTGGTATGAGCATTGTGAGCGCGATCGGCGGCGCTTTGGCGGCGAATCTACCCACGCTGATCACCGCCGCTTCCGGCATCGTAATGACGTTGCTGCAGGGTATAATCACGGCACTTCCGCAGTTTACGGACGGTGCGGTGCAGCTGATCACCACCCTCGTACAGGGGATTGTCGACATGCTGCCAGCATTGGTGGAGGCGGCGATTCAGATGGTCGCATCGCTCGAACAAGGTATAGGCGATGCGCTTCCGACGCTGATTCCCGCGATCATCGAGGCGGTGCTCCTGATTTGCGAAACACTGTTCGACAACATGGACAAGATACTGGATGCGGCGTTTTCGATCGTGAAAGGCTTAGCCGAGGGCATCATCCGCGCGCTGCCGAAGCTGATTGAAGCACTACCGAAGTTGATTACTGGGATCATAAACTTCTTCATGAACAATCTCCCGACCCTCATGGCCATGGGCATCGAATTTACGGTTCAGCTTGCGATCGGCCTGATCAAAGCACTCCCGCAACTGATCGCGGCGCTGCCGCAGATCGTCTCCGCAATTCTGAATGGTTTTGGATCGTCGGTATCCTCGGTGGTGGAGATCGGTAAGAACATCGTCAGCGGTCTATGGGAAGGCATCAAGAGCATGGCTTCGTGGCTGGCTTCAAAGGTGCGCGACTTCTTCTCCAATATCGTGAAAAGCGCAAAGAAAGCGCTCGGCATCTCGTCGCCGTCCAAAGTGTTCGCCGGAATCGGCGTAAACATGGGCGAGGGCGTGGGCGTCGGTTTCACCGACGCCATGGAGGATGTGAACAAGCAGATTCAGAGCGCGATCCCGACCAGTGTGGATGTGGGCGCGATCGACGTGCTGACGAACCTGCCGAAGAGTGTCGGGCTTGGACTCACGAGCGATCTTTTATCCGATAAGCTGGATATCCTGATTTCTGAAGTGCGGCGATACCTGCCGCAGCTCGCGGGGATGCAGCTGGTCGCAGACACCGGTGCGACGATCGGCTGGCTAGCGCCGGCCATGGATGACGCGCTGGGCGCGATTCGCAGACGAAAGGAGCGGCTGGTGTGAGTGATATCCGATTCGGAACCAAATGGGCGCGCGCAGATTATGGCCTGATCGTTGCGCCCTACGTCATCCCAATGCCGGAAACGCAGATAAACTTCGTGGAGATCCCCGGGCGCGACGGCGCGCTCGATTTGTCGGAAGCGTTCGGCACGGTACGTTACGCCGATCGGATCATTCCGCTGACGCTGTACGCGCGCGCGCCGTTTGACGCGCTGATCTCCACATTCGCGGCGGACGTGCACGGGCGGCGCATGAACGTGATTTTCGACCGCGATCCGACTTATTACTTTGACGCGCGGGTTACGCTAGAGGATGTGGAACGGCACGCTGGGTATTGCGAGCTCTCGCTGAAATGCCGTGCGAAACCATACAAGCTGGAGCATTTCGAGACTACGATTACGGTCCTTCCTGCTGGCAGCGCAACCGTAACCTTGACGAACACGCGCATGCCGGTCGTGCCGTCGATCACCGTTTCCGCCGAGATGACGATTGAGTTCACGATCGGAGGACTGGTTTATACGATTAATCTATCGATTGGCTCGCACGTCGTTCCGTTGCTTGTTCTCCTGGAGGGCGATACGGAGGTTGAAATCACGGGGACAGGTTCGATCACGTTTACCTACCGGAAAGGAGCGCTCTGATGTACCGATTAATCTGCGATTCGTATGTGCTTTACGATCCGCGCTTGCCAGACCTGTTCGTGCTGGAGCCAACTTTGACGCAAAAGAAGAACGAGCCGGGCGACTTGACATTCACAATTCCAAAGGAACATCCGCACTACGGCGTGCTGGAAAAGCTCAAGAGCCGTATCAAGGTCTATCGAGACGACGCCCTGATCTGGATGGGGCGTGCGATCGAGGACAACCGCGATCTCTACGAAAACCGTAGGGTGATCGCGGAGGGCGTGTTAGCGT